AAGCGGGTCGAACGTAAATTGGGGACTTGTTCGCTGCAACGCCACATCAAACATTTATGGGGCGGGCAACAGCACTTCGCAGAATTACGACTATCATTTAGACGGCACAGGCGTTGACATTGTCGTGCTTGATAGCGGCATCCAAGTCGGCCACCCTGAATGGGAAGACGCGGCAGGGTCAAGCCGGCTGCAGCAAATAAATTGGTACTCGGCGGCGGGGGTGTCAGGCAATCAAAGCGGATCTTTTTACACAGACGCCACAGGTCACGGCACGCATGTCGCTGGCATTGCAGCCGGTAAAACTTTCGGCTGGGCGCGCGGGGCAGACATCTATTCGATGAAGATAGAAGGCACCGGGGCTATCTACATGAGCCACGTCACGTACACCGCCTGCGACCTGATACGGCTGTGGCACAACGCAAAGCCTGTGCAGGCAAACGGCTACAAGCGCCCGACAATCGTTAACGCGTCGTGGGTATACTGGTGGAGTTACACTACGCCGCCAACCTACATCAACTACCGAGGCAGCGCGAAACAAGGCGCGCTAGTAGACACGTCCGCCGAGCGTTTGTCCTACGGCTGGGCTGGTGACGGAACGGTGAGCTCATACGGTAACTACGTGCAGCCATATCGCGGCGCGGCTATCGACGCCGAGGTGGAAGACATGATTTCGGCCGGCGTAATTTTTGTCCATTGCGCGGGAAATTTTGGTTACAAAACCGACGCGCCGGGCGGCTCTGACTACGACAATTTTTCTTACGGCACGCCAACCAGCAACCCCCGCCGTTACAATCAAGGCTGCAGTCCGACAGGCGCAGGAAATCGCGCAAACGGTTTTGGCGATAGCATTGAAGTTGGCAGCATAGACGCCACGGCATACAGCAGTTTGTTGGATCAAAAAGCGACATACAGTAACGCCGGCCCCGGCACCAACATCTATGCGCCAGGCAACAACGTCGTCAGCGCTTTTTCAAGCGGCGTATCGGGTGGCACGTCGTATTATTTGGACAGCAACTATAAACAGCAAATCTTGAGCGGCACCTCTATGGCTGCGCCGCAAGTCGCCGGGGTCGCCGCGTTGATTGCTCAAGTCAACCCGCAGATCACGCCGGCGGAAATGAAGACTTATCTTACCACTAAATTTGGGCAGGCAGGCGACATCTATACAAGCGGCCTGAACAACGACTTCAGCAATTCGCGCTCTTTGTGGGGCGGCTCTGGCGTCATGCTGCATAACCCGTTCAGCACGCCAACGGCTTACAAAATCACGAACAGCGGCGGCGGAGGCGGCGGCACTGCACCAACCGTTTCCGGCTCGACGTCAATCTCGATTATCGAAAACACCAGCACCAGCACAGTGTTGGCGACCTACACCGCCAATGGCAGCACACCAATCACTTGGTCGGTTTCTGGCACAGATGCGAGCAACTTCAACATCAACAGCAGCGGACAACTTACTTTCGCCGTGTCGCCAGACTACGAAACCGCTGCAGACCGATCGCAATCCATCAACGTCGTTGCGACAAACTCCGCCGGATCAGACAGCCACGCCGTTTCGATTACTGTGACGGACGACCCCTCCGACAACGCTGGTGGCGGCATCACGTCGTTTGACATGGGCTACACGGCTGCCGGACAAAACAAAGCCGCGCCGAACAATTACCGATCATGGTGCCTTGAGCGCGACGCAAGCTTTGGGTACACCCGCTACGCTTGGTTCAAAACGGTAAATACTAACTCCGCGACGCAGTATTATTGGAGCGGGTCGGCGTGGACGTCGCAAAACGTCACGCGCACCTTTACGGCACTTGGCGCAGGTTATTACGGCCTTGCAGACAGCGGAACGCTTTTGTGCGGCGTTTCTGGTAACGGCAGCATTTCTGTCGTCAACAAGTCAACCGGGTCGCAGGTCGCTTCAGCCTCTCACGCCGACAACTTGCAGGGCGTTTTGTGGGATGGGACTTATTTTTGGGCTGGCAGTTACACGACACCGTCGCGCGTCGTGCGGATAACAACCGGCGGCGGCGTGACAAACTACACGCTGCCGGCGTCGTCCGGGGTGAGCAAGGCCAACAACCGTTCCGCGTTCTACGACTTCGACAAAAATTACTACTACTTTGGCGACACGTCTGCCGCCCATGCCTACACGTTCAACGGCTCGTCTTTCACTTTTGTCGGTCAAGAGACGTCGACCGAGTGGACAAGCCAAGAGGGCGAATACTTCGAGCAGAGCGACGGTAGCAAATGGCTGATCGCCCACAACAGCACAAACTTGACGTCGCTGACGCCAGTGTAAACGCGAGGCAAACTAATGATTGACTTCGGGCCTTGGCTCCCTGACCACCCCTCACTTGGACATCCTGGCGTCCTTTCGCTGCAAAATGCTTTCCCGGCCGTGCGCGGCTTCAAGGCCGTCAAATCAGCAAGCGCGCTGACAGGCGACAAGCTGCGCATCGGCGCTGTGTCGGGCGGCGCAGCAGCGACCGAGATTAACATGCCCCGCATTCGCGGCATTCTGTCGACTGTGCAGGTACAGTCTGGGGCGCTCGTTACAAACATTTTCGCTGGCACAGACACGCGCTTGGTCAAGCTCGACGCCGGATCAAATAAGTTTCAAGAATTTAACTACGCAAACAGCGCCGCGCCCGACCCCACTTATTTGAACGTCGTGCGGTGGCGGTTCCAAGAATTTGCGACGACCGGGTCCGGCGCGCGCGTGGTTTATGCCGCGAGCGGTGTGGGTCAGGCGCTACAAAAATTTGACAGCAACGGATCGACCGCGCCGACGTCAGTGTCAGGCGCACCGAACGCAACGCATGTCGCGGCTGTGGGGCGGTTCTTGGTCTGCGCTAACACATCAAACAGCGAGGCCGAGGTCGTATGGTCAGCGATAGACGACGCGAGCGCATGGACAAACGGCACCGATCAGAGCGGCGCGCAGATCCTTGCGGACACCAGCGAAATCACCGGCCTGATCGGGGGCGAGACGGGGCTGATTTTTACGCGGACGGGCATCTATCGGATGAACTACCTTGGGCCGCCACTGGTCTTCGGCTTTGAAAAGGTATCGAACCAAGGCTGTGAGTTCGCCGGCAGTACCGCGGCGCGCTCATCCAACGAGGCGTTTTTTCTAAGCTCGGACGGTTTCCAGCGTTACGTTAATGGGCAAGTGCAGAACATTGGCGCGGAGCGCGTCAACGATTTCTTTTTCAGCACCTTCGACCGCTCACGGCCCAGCGACATCGAATGCCTTATTGATCCGGCGTCCTCGCTGGTTATCTGGTCTTACCCAAGCCAAAACGCCGACGCTGACGAAAACGACAGTCTGATGGTGTACGACTACACGCTCGACAAGTGGGGCTTTGCAAAGATCAACCACCAGACAATCGGCCATGCGCGCCAGCTCGGAACCACACTCGAAAGTCTCGACAACGACGCCGAGGGCAACCCGCAAACATTGGAAGACTTGACCACGACGCTCGACGCGGGCGTCTATGCAGGCGGGTCAACGGTCCTGGCGCTGGCGCAAAGCAACGGCGCTGGCTCGTTCCTGTCGGCGCTGACCGGCACGCCGCTGACGCTGACGCTCGAAACCGGCGAATTCGAGCCGGCAGAAAAGCAGCTTGTTTTAGTTCGCGGCATCAATCCGCACATCGAAGGCGCAAGCACCGACGCGGCTGTTTTGTGTGCTGTGGGTTCGCGCTCGCGCCAAATCGACGTGCCAAACTTCGCCGAGCCTGTGTCCGTCAACGCAAACAACATCATCCCGGCGCGCAAGACCGGCCGCTATTTTAGTCTGAAATTCACAGCCTCGGGCAACTGGTCACAAGCGTTTGGGTTCAGTCTCGACGCAACGGCACAGGGGCGACGCTGATGGCTGGCGAGGCGAAACTACCGCCGCAGGGCGGCACACCGCGCGAAGTGGCGCTAGCGGTCAATCAGGCGCTAGACGGCAAGCTCGCTTGTGTTGGCACCATAACCACAACCGGCAGCATGACGCAGGTTGTCGCGAACCCGCTGGTTTCCGCCGACAGCGCAATTTTCATCATGCCGACGACCACTGTCTCCCGAGACGCAACGGTAGCTGCTTCCAATGGCCAGATCACGATCACGTTCCAAGCGAACCCCGGCACGCAAGCCATCACTTACATCGTCATCGGTTGAAGTTCTGCCGGTCAGGCCCGACCTGATCGACCACGTCTGGCCGACGTTGAGGCCTATGCTCGAAAAGCCGGTCGAACAAAGCCAGGGCCGTATTGCCACCGAAGACGTTTACGCCGCCGCAAAATCCGGCGCGTATCTGCTGTGGATTGTCATTAGCGACAATTCTGTTATTATCGCGACATTCACAACCCGGATCTCCGCCTATCCGCGCCGCCGGTCTCTCTGCATCGACTTCGTGTCAGGTGCCAAGATGACCGCCTGGCTTGAGACGGCTCTCGACAAGATAAGCGAGCACGCCGTCATTTGCGATTGTGACCTGATCGAAGGCTATGGCCGGAAAGGTTGGGAACGCACCCTCGAAAAATTTGGCTGGCACCTCGCATATCCAACTTTTCATAAGGATTTGCGCGACAATGTCAAAAGGCGCTGAAACAACTACACAAACGGTCCAAGCGCCGCGCTACATCGAAGACCAAATGCGCCGCACGTTTAACCGCGCCGACGCTTTCCAGCCCGACGTCTATCAGGGCGACCGCATTGCCCCAATGAATTCCGATCAAATGGCATTCTTCGACATGGCGCGGAACTACGCGCAGCCGTTTAAAATGCCACAGATCGACACTTCGGCGCTGGAGGGCGCTCTGGGCCAGACCATCGACACGGCCGGAATGCAAAACATGGTCGGTCAGCGCGCCGACATGAGCGGTCTACAGGCGATTTCGGGCCAGCGCGCAGACACAGGGGCATTGCAAGCCGCCCAGCAAGCCGGAACAGACACGTCAATGCTTGCGGCTTTGATGGGCCAGCAAAACGCCGCAACCGACATGCTGCAAGGCCAGACGACCCGCGAGGTCACACCGTACTTGCAAACCTCGGTCAATGACGCTGCCGACCAAGCGCTGCAAGGCGTATATGCGCGTTACGCCAACTCGGGGCGTCTTGGATCAATGTCATTTGCCGACCAAGCCGGTCGAGGCGTCACCAACGCCGCCGCGCCGATCCTGCAACAAGCCGCTCAAGCCGACGCCAACCGTCAGCAGCAAGCGATGGGCATGCTCGCGAACATTAGCGCGCAGGACATGGGCCGCGATGTCGGCTTGGCGCAGTACCAAACGCAAGCGCAAATGGCCGACTTAGGGCGTCAGGGACAGCTCGCCGGCATGCTCGCGCAGCTCGACAATCAGGGCATCGGCCGCGACGCGCAAATCGCTGGCCAAGTCGCCAATATGGAAAACGCCGGCATCAATCGCGACATGGGCGCGCAACAATCAATGATGGCCGCAAACCAATCCGATCTGGCGCGTCAGGCTGGCATCGCTGGGCAGCTCGCAGGCTTCAGCGCCGATCAAGCGCGCATGGCCCCGATGGTCGAGCAAATTAACCTCAACCGCATGGGCCTACTTGGGTCCATCGGCGACGCGCAGCAGCAGTACAGTCAGGCGCAACTGATGGGGCAGCAGCAGCAAATTGCTGAGCAAAACGCAGCGCAACAGCAGCAGCTCCAAAACATGCTCGCCGCGCAAGGTCTCGGCGGGAACTACTTGGGCCAACGCTCAGAACACGTCGATCCGAATGCATGGCTTAAAACGCTGACCGGCGGGCTTGTCGCCGGGACTGGCCTGGTAAAATCTTTTAGTTAGGAGGCGCAGAATGGCTTTCGGAAACAACGCATACGACATGCTGCAGGCCGAACAACAGGCCCGCGCTGAACAGCTCGCCGCACTAGGCGCAAACCCAAACATGCGCCGCGCTGGTGCTGTCATGGGCGATCTTGGGTCGGTCGCAAATACTGTTTATCGGGCGTTTGATCCCGTAAACCCAATCGTTGCCGGCCGCGAAATGTACGAAAGCGGCGCGCGGTTCAAAGACAGCGTAGGCGATTTAGCAAAAGTCAGCGGCGCACAAGCCGGCGGCTTTCTTGCAAACGTGGGTCGGCAGTACTGCAACCGAATTGACCAGCAAGCCGGACTAAACACGCCGCAGCGCCAAATGGTGCCGGTGCCGAGCCGTCAGCAGATACTTAACCCAGCGCCAGCCCTGTCACCACAACCCGACGCCCTGAGCGGACCAGCGTTCGCGCCGGCGTCCCTTTCCGCTATGCCACAAGGCGCAATGGCAGCCGAAGCGCAGCAACGCGCAACGCCCGCAACGCGCAGCCGTAACACAGCCGCAGCCCCTCCCATGCCGCCCATCCCGCAAGAGCGGCAAGCGAGCCTGGCGCAAGCAATGGCAAGCCCCGAAACGCTGCAAGCCGTCGCGGAGGCTGGGTCTGGTCGCGGCGGTAAAAGCGAGCCAATCAAAAAGCGCGGCGGGTTCTCGCCGGAAAACATGGGCATGATCGCCTTTGGCCTGACGCTCATGACCGGCGGCGATATGAACGAGGCGCTGAATGCTGGTCTCACTGTTCACGGCAACCTTGACGGAATGCGCGACGAAAAAGAGCAAAAAGCGGCCAGCCAGGAGCTGCTCAAAAACGTGCCGAAAGAATACGTGCCAGCGCTTAACGCACTGATCGCGAGCAAGCAGTTTGACAAGGTCGCAGACTACAGCCTGTCGATCCAAGAAGAACAAGCGGCAACCGAAGCGGCAAACGCCCAGCGCAGCGGTTTAGTTAGCCAAGCAGCGGGCGTTTTGGGTGTAAGCCCCGAGGCCATTTCGATGATGCCGGCCGACAAGCTTTCGCAGATGATGGTCAATCGTTTTGACAACCAAGGCACCATGCAGATCAACGCGCAAAAAGCGCAGATCGAAGCCAGCAAACAAGCGGCGCTTGAAGGTGACCAAACTGCCGGAATTGAGTTCTTGGCGGCTTACGGCGTTGACGCGACGAATTTGCCAGAAAAGGCGATCAACAAACAGATTGAAAAGTTGTCGGTCGGCCAATTCAGCCAAGGCGAAAGCAACGCCGCCGGCCACGCTTACATCATGGCAAGCGTCATCCCGCGCCTTGAATATTTGGAAGACAACGAGTGGGATCCGCTGACAGGATTTGAAACTAATCGTTCAGCACAAGCCGAATACAGCCAGCTTATGAACGAACTTGCGCTCGCCATTAACCGCAAAGACAGCGGCGCGGCGATCAGCAAGCCAGAAATGGACGAAGTCCGCGCGTTGTACGGGTTCAAGCGGAAATTAAAAGGCGGGGCCGCAGCCGCAAACGCAGCAGCACAAAAGCAGCGCCGCAACAAGTACGAGGCGATCAAGGGTCAGGCTGGCTTGGCTCTGCCTTACATGATGGTGAACAACCCGATCATGTACGACGACGACGTGTTGGCCGGCGGCGTATCGCTTGGCGTTGATACAGGCTTCACGCCGACCGCTTACAGCGCAAACCCGCTCGGCATCGAATTTGAGGGGGTCGAGTAAATGGAAAAGTGGCGCGTCACGATCGACGGCAACGTCTACACCGTTCCAAAAGGCAAAGTCGGCAGTCAGCGCGAGGCTGAAGCGGCTGTGCGCAAGTTTGTGGGCGGCAGTGGCAAGATTAAGCAAACACGGACCAAGCGCCAGCCAGCGCGCCCGAATGACATCCTGACGGGCCTGTCGCAAGGCGCAACGCTCGGCGCAGGTGACGAGGTTTTCGGTCGGCTTGAAAGTTTCCTGGGCAACACGTCCGCAGACGATGCAATCGCACGCCGCCGTGCTGATTATGACGAGGCGGTCAAGCGCGCACCGCTGATGACAATGGGGGCAGAGGCGCTTGGGTCGTTGGCTCCGACCTTGGGCGCTTTAGGCGCAACACGCGGCAAAGCTGCCAGCCAACTGCCAATGGTCAAAAGTGCGTTGGCTCGTGCGTCCCTTATCGGCGCAGCAGAGGGCGGCATCGCAGGCTTTAACACGGGCGAGGGCGACGCATCACAACGCGCGCCTGGTGCCGCTGTGGGGGCCGCTCTGGGCGGTGTGCTGGGTGGTACGGGTCAGATTGTAGCGCCTCAGATTTCAGACGCAGCCAAACGCCTCGCAGTGCGCGGAATGCCGCTCACCCCGCACTCACTTGGCGAGCCTGCGCGCCGCGTTATGAACGCATTGGAAAAAACGCCGCTGCCGTTTAAAGCCCGCAAGGACGACACGCTTGACGCCTTCAACGTCGTGGTCGCAAACGAAGTGCTGAAGCCAGCCGGCAAGACAATCTCCAACAAGTCGGGCCGAGAGGCTTACGCTGCCACGGCAGACGCGATCGGCGAGGCTTACGGCGAGCTGCTTGACCCTGTCGCGTCAATGGATCTTCGCACGTCTTACGCAACGGCGCTCAAGCGCGCCAACGCATCGATCGGGCTTTCTAAAGAAGCGTTTCAGGGCGCAATGGACGAAGCCAAGGCGCTCGACAAATTGGTCACAGCCGGCGCGGTCACGGGCAAACAATTTAAGAACGCTGACAGCAAACTGCGGGGCATGATTGAGGACTACCGCAAACAGACAAAAACAGCGCCGCTCGTCACGCAGCAAAACCAAGGCCGCGACGTTGCCAGCGCCCTTCAAGCCATGCGCGAAGACATGCTTGACCGCGCTGGCCGCAGTGTCGGCGGCGACTTCGGCAAGAAGCTGCGCGACGTGGATTATTCGTACAAACTGCTGCAAACGCTTCGGGCCGCAGTTGAGCGCGCGCCAGGGCAAGGCGAGCGGTTTACGCCGGCGCAGTTGCTCGCTGGCATCAAGAAGGTCAGCAAAGGCACTGATGATTTTGTGCGCAGTCAGCACGCTCTGAGCGGCTTGGCGAACGACGCGCAGAACGTCTTAGGAAACGTCGAATACAACAGCGCCGCTGACAACGCCGTGCTGTCCGCCTTGGGCCTTAACGTGGACGTCGTGCCGCTACTCGGCGCAGCAGGTGCGGGCGCTATCGGATACGACCAGATGAATGATGGCGAGATTGGGCGACTGGGCGCTGCAGGCGGGGCCGCTGGAATTCTTGCACTTTTGGGCCAGCCTCGCGTTTACAACCAAATCGCTCGTTCTGCCGAACTTGGGGGGGCGCCGCTGGGCCTCACAATGCAAAACGCCGCGCCTTTCCTCGGCATGCAAGCCGGGCGCCTATTCAATGGGGATGAAAGATAATGCCACGCCAAAATCTGACAGAGCTAAGCAACACAGCCTCGCTTAACACCGACTTCAACGGCGTTTCGGTCGCCGAAGGCATGCAGCCGGGCAACGTCAACGACGCCATGCGCGAGCTGGCCGCTATGCTCGGCGACGCCTTCGCTCTGGCCTCCCCTGGTACGAAGCTCACAGCCGTCAAAGCGATCAACTTTGTCGTTGCCGATGACACCGACAAGATCACTGTCGGCACCACGACCCCGACCGAGATCGGCCACGACAACACCGCAGGCACGACCACGCTGGACGCAGAAAGCAACCTGACGATCGAAGTCGGAACGCAAGCCGCGCCTGGCGCTTTTAAGGTCGACGGCTTCGACGGCACGGCTGGCAAAAAGACAATCGTGCAGGTTGGCACTGACAATGGCATCACGCTCGGCGACGCGACGGCCAGCCCGACCAACGCCGTGACCGTCAACGGCCAAGTCTCCGCAACGTCATTTGTGGGCGATGGCTCCGGCTTGACCAACATCGGCACGACCGAAGGCTTGTTCCCGGTAGGCGGGATAGTGATGTGGTCCGGCACGTTGGCATCTGTGCCGACAGGCTGGGCGCTCTGTGATGGCACGACAGCGAACAGCGTCGTCACTCCCGATCTGCGCGACCGTTTCGTCGTCGGCACGGCCAACGCGACCGACCCCGGCACAACGGACGGCGCGAACAGTTTGTCGCTTGTTGAATCGAACCTGCCAAGCCACACGCACGGCGCGGGAACGATTGGCGACGGTCACAGCCACACGTTCAGCGGAACGAACACGCACAGCCACGGCGACGGCGATCTGGAAGCTGGCAGCCACTCACACAGCTTGAGCGGCACTAGCCACGCCCACTCGATTAGCTACGGCTTGTCGACGGTTTATTTGCCCGTATCTGGCTCGCAAACGTCAGTCGTCACAAGCATCGGCTCCGGCGGCAATACCGCCAACACAGGCTCAGGGTCGGTGGGCAGCAGCACGGGCAGCCAAACGGCGACAGTCAACGGCGACACGTCAAACGAAACAATCACAGTGAGCGGATCAACTGGCGCGGCAAACCTTTCCGGCACGTCTGGCTCGGCTGGATCCGGCACGGCCTTTGACAACCGCCCGGCCTTTTTCGCGCTGGCGTTCATCATGTACGTCGGCAGTTAATTTTTATAAGTCTAGGAATAAAAAAATGGCTCAAAAATTCGCATCAAACTACGCGCTCGAACCCGGCAACCCTGGCGACACCGGCGTTGTTCAGGTTGTTTCCCTGACCGGATCCATCTCCCTGCAAGGCACGGTCGACGGCACCAACTGGACCGAAATCAAGAACTACACCGCTGCCGCCATCGATGCGGTTGTACTGGCCCCGCAGATGCGCGTTGTGCAGACGGGCGGCTCTGACGCTGTGGTCTGGCTGGAGGGCTAAGCAATGCCGATGCTGCGCAACTTTGTAACGCCGCTTTTGCGCGAGACCGTGCGCAGCATGCTGCTCGAAACCGGCCCGTCTACCGTCACGGTCAGCTTCGCTGAGGGCGACGACGCAACCACCGCGCTGTTCTCGGCGGATCCTGCCGCTGGCACGTTGGCGCTGGTCAACGCGCTCGATGCGGCTGATTTTGCGTTTAATGCGGCCACGGGCGTGCTGACGTGGGCCATCACGCCTGACTACGAGACGCAGATCAGT